CATGTGTCCAAGCTTGATGGTGGGATCAATCCAAACCTCAAATCCAGCCTCTCTGGCACGGTCGCAGAAGGTGTAATCCTCCCCAACGTAACCCTCTGGGGTGGACTTGAAATCGAAGAACGAATATGTCTTGCCGTCTTGCAAGCGGTCATCGATGTACGCCCACTCAGGGTGTGCATCTTGCAGGGTGGTGAACACATCACGGCGGATGATCATGAATGCAGTGGCAACCCGCAAGGCACGAACAAGACCCATTGGATTCATGTGAACCTGACGGTCTTCATCAATGTCCAGCGTAGAGATGTAGACCTTGCCCTTTTTGCGAGCCACTGGAATGCCAGCAACAATCCCCTTCTTGGGGTCGCTGTTCCAAGCCATCAAGCGAAATACATCATCTGCATTGAAGGTGATGTCAGAGTCAATGAACATCAGATCGGTGCAGTCAGACTCCAAGAAGTCGTAAGCAATCAGGTTTCTGGCACGAGAAACAACAGAGCATCCAGAGACGTTGCCAACTTGGATTTGAACGCCGTGCTTGCTGGCTTCAACGCAGAAGTGAGCAAATGAAATTGCCCACTTCGTTGCCACCTTGTAGTCATACGAAGGAATACCGATCATTATTTTTCGACCAGCCAGATTGAATGAGCCTTCTTGTTGCATGAGTTACCCGTAGAAAATATTTACAGCGTCTAAATTTGAAATGTACGCATATACGCCATTGGCAACAAGAACACCCTCCGCAGGAATGAATGGGGCATTGTTGTAAGTGTCACCTGCGGCTGTGTCAAAAGACATAAGCCACTTAGTTCCATACACAAGAGAGGGCGTGGCAGTGATAGTTCCTGAATTAATGTCCGTCAAGGTAAACGAATTTGCATCAACTCTAGTGATCGTGTAGTTGCCATTGGTGGCTGTTCCACCTGTTCCTGCCGAAAAATCAAACCCACGGACATCACCAGTCACAAGGCCATGCGCCGTTGAAGAAACAGTAACTGTTGTTCCTGATCTTCCATAGGTTGCCGTTGTAACAGGAGCTACTGTTGTGTCAAATAACGCAACATGACCTGCACTGGCAGTGCCAGTGAAAGAAATCGCACGAACACGATTCCTGCCCATCACCATAAACCCACTTGCGTTTATGTGCGCTTGTTTTACGTCTGTCTGCATCATGGCTAATCCTTTGAAGAAAAAAAGGGGAGACTAGCTCCCCGTCAGATTAGTTTTGAGTAACAGTTGGATTGGCAGAACCATTTGAATCACGCACAGAGTAAGTGATGATGATGGTTGCCGCACCAGTGGTCAGCGCAGTGCCAGCCAATGTGTAAGTAACGATGGCATCAGTTGAACCAACATTGAGGAACAAGGCGGGTGTTGTTGCATTTGCAGTTAAGCTGATGCCGCCAACAGAAGTAATTGTTCCTGTGGTTGTGAAGTCAACAGCGCCAATACTTAGCTTGGCAGTTGTTGCCGCACTAAACACAGTGGTGGTGACAATCTTGATGTCGGTAATTTGAGCGCCAGCAGGAAGAACAAAAGCAGTGCCGGTCAAAGTGCCAAACACGACATTTGCGGACTGGCTAACTGTAGTAGCGCCCATGTTACGGATTGTTCCGGCAGTTGACCCAGTGGTGTTTTTAACAGTACCCAACAACCAAGGGCCAAGGTGAGTTGCGAATCCCATAAGCTATAACGCTCACGGGACTTGTAACGGACGTTGCCGGTATCAAAGTCGCCGTCCATGCTGTTAGACAGCGGGGTGCGAACGAAATGCTTCATGCCGTTTGGAACATCGGTGGTCAGGAACCAGCCGTTTGGATCGGTCAAGAAGTTGTTAACAGTGTAACCTTCAGAGACAGAGCCATTGTTCTTGATGGCGTTGATGTCGTTGTCGGTTGTGCCAACACGCAGTTCGGTTTCGAGCAAACGAGTTGCAACGAACTGAAGCTGTGGAGGAACAATCAACTTCTTGGGCTTGGCGGCGATCAACAGATCACGCTCGTCAGTCCACTGTTGGATTTGGATGATGGCGGCTTCCAAGGAAGTCTCATTCAAATCTGCGGCGGTTGACTGGGTGTTGCTGTTGGTTCCACCAGAAACCAAGGGGTGGTTGGTTGCAAACAAAGGCACACCGTCACCGCCGTAATAAGCGGCTGAGTTGGTGAAACCGTTGTTCAACACGGCGGCGGCTTTGACCTGTTTGGTGTAAGCCATTGCACGAGCCAAAGCCTTGGTGTAACGAGCAGACAGGCTGTCGTACAAGTTGTCTTCGATGGCCTCTTCGGTCAGCGAAAAACCCAGAGCAATGGTTTCGTGGTTGTAACGTGCTGTAAACGCCTCTTGAGCATTGTCATAAGCGATGGCTTGGCCTTCGTTCTTGACAGGTGCGGCAGAGAAGCCGGACAGCTTGGTTTCTTCTTCAAAAGAACGCTCTGAAGTCTCAGTTTCATAAATTTCTTTATGTTGCTGACCATACGTTGCGTATTCCAAACCGAACAAAGCGTTCAGTCCGGGGAGCAGTTCTTTGAGTAGTTGCGCACGGGAAATAGCCATTTAGATGCTCCTTTAAGCGGCGGTTACTACGTTCGTAGCAGACGTATAAGTGTGAACGCCAAAATTGAATTTGACGATCACCTCTGTAAACGAGCCAGAAGCGTTGACGGTTTCTGGAACCACATCAACAATGCGGAAAGGCAAAGTTGTGGTTGAACCAGTCGAGTTGTACACACCTTCTTTAGAGTCGCCAGAGGTAGTGCTACCAGCGGTCAAGAAGAAAGCCACGTTTTGACCAACAGCCGCACGGGTCAAGCCACTGACTGCTGTCGAGGTAGACAGCACAGCAACTTTGTACAGGGTGTTGGGATCGTCGGCAACAATACCAACGGCATCAGAGGCGACAGTGCCACCGGGCCAGTATTGAGCGAAAATCTTTTGGTTGGTTGATGGGTTTGTGTAAGAACAACCCAAGAAAACGCCGACTGCATCAGTAGCGGAGGTAGTGCCTGTGGCGGCTCGGCTCAGAGTACCACCAGTGTTCAGACGGACAACATCACCTGCAAAGATAGATGTGCCAGAGCCTGAAGCAATGGGAATATTACGAGTAGAACCAGCAAAGACCTGACCGCCGATCAGATTGATCGGTTGAAAGCCGTAAGGGCCTGAGACGGTAGGATACGCCATGAAAAAACTCCAAAAAGTTTAAAAGCCTTTGCCAAAGGTTGTCGAAGACTTGCCTTCTTTGAAAAGGGGCATCCTCGCATCGCTTTGACGCATAAAACTGTTGTCTACAGCATCCGTCTGAGCTTGGGTCTGTCGAGCGTAATACGCCCGTCTTTGAGCCGTGAACTCTTTTGGAGTCTTGCAAAGCAACAATCCGGTGATCTCGATGTTGTCTTTGTATCGACTACCGGGATCAACTAACAGTTGGAACTTGGGTTGTTCTTCAATTCCTACAGGTTCCCAGCCCTCACGCAACATTCTCGAAACATTACGGGGGTCTGCGTAACCCAGAGTTGCAGTACGCACCCAGTGATAGTCGTAATCCGGGTGCTTATCAGGCTCCGGCAAGAGTTCCGCTGGCATCCACTGCTTTGGACGTTCATGGGTTGCTCTTGTATCGACATCACGGCTTAAACGGTTTATTTCAGTCTTTGTCATTTCAAATCTCCAGTTTTAAAACTTCTTTGGCGTATTGCTCGGGGGTGATTCCAAGTTTTCGGGCGAGATCAACTTGGGAAGGCTTCAGCTTCAATTTCTTTGAGGCCGTGCTTCTTGAGGCCGGAGCTACGACAACGCTCGGTTTCGTACGAGCGGGAGGTTTAGAGTCGATTTCGACTTCCGTTCCTTCGTCTTCCTCGAATCTTTCGGGGAAGCGTTTGCGCATTGTTGCGTCAATGCGCCTGTAATACTCATCAGTTGTGGCATAGCCAGCACCGTTTTCAGCAACGAGTCTTTCGTGTGTACCCATTGCCAAAGCTCGCATTTCCGAGTCTGAATCAATCCAAGAGTTACGCTCTCGCCATTTCTCAAACTTCTGGTCACGAGTCGGCTGTTTAGGCCGTTGGGGCGTTTGTACCACAAATTCTTCTTCCTGAACAGGCCGGTTTTTAAAATTATGTTCAGCCGTTTCTGCTTGGGAAATGGACATCTTGGCTTCAGTCATTGCTTCCTGAGCTTCGATAATCTTGTCTGTGTCGCCTGATTCGTACGCATCCCGATACTCACGCTTGGCCTTTTCAAGGGCGGCATGGGCATTGGATTTGATGGAATTGATTGCAAAGCTTTCAGTGTTGTTTACACGCCCTTTGAGGGCTTTGTTTTCCTCAAAAAGCTTTTTGGCAACCTGTATGGCCTCTTCACGCTCACGGTCAGCGGCTTCTTTCGCCCTTCGTTCATCGTGGTAGACCTTTTTGAAGGCGGCAATCTTTTGCTTGGCGGCGGCTGAATACTCATCCAACTCGTCTTTGTCCAATTCCTCTACAAACTTGGGGTCTGAGGGGGTTTTGCCACGGTCTTCTTCAGGGGTGTCATCCTCGATTTCAATCTCCAAGTCAGCTGGGTCTTGCTCATCGGGGAACTTGTATTCTTCGCCTTTGTATGTACTCATGTGCGCTCCTTATTTGCGTTTGATGCCACGGGGGTCTTCCACAGTGCCTTCAACGGAGTCATCGTTGATGATGCGAAATTCTTTGCCGTGGATAACAAGCCGGGTTCCGGCGTGGGGGCGAACAAGAATGAAGTCGCCTTCTTTGCACCAAGGGCCATTGGGAAAGCGCTTTTCGTCCTTGTAACAATCGGGGCCAAGCTTGACCACAAACAGCACGGTGGTCAGCGTTTCCTCGTTTTGCACAGTGAGTTCGGCTTTGATGATGCCGCTCTCGTACTCCTTCTCCTGCTCTGGGATGGCGCAAAGAATGCGGTATCCAGTGGGGGTTGGGAGTTGTTTTGCCTTTTCTTCGTGGGTCAAAGGTGCAACCTCTTTCAATGCACTTTCTTCTGCCAGCCTCGTGCCGACACTTGAGAAGTCATTCATTAAATCTCTCCGATTTTTGTTTTTGGTCTAATACGAATTCCCGTGCAATCAGCAGACCCCGAATCTGACCGCACGTTGCTTTGTATTCCGACAGGTCACTTACGTTGCCTGTGGCTACAAAATCTCGTAATTGATAAATTTTGTCGTCAATATTTTTAACAATTACGTCAAAGTTATCCATCATTCACCTGTCGTTGGTTTTGTTGGGGGTTTGTTTTTTGCATTTGGCTTCTTCGACCTCCAGTTGAGCCTGTTTGAGGGCTGTATCTGCTTGGTCTTTTGCCATTTTTCGTTTGATTTCTTCGCCCTTGAGTTGCAATTCCTGCATCTGCATTTGGATGATGGGGTCTTGCTGTTGCTGGGCAATTTGCTGTTGAGCGGCTTCGGCTTGGTTCTTTTGAAGCAATTGCTGGCTGGCTTGCGCTACCAGACGGGCGATCTGGACTTCGTACTCCTGCGGCAGTTCGTCATCGTCCTCCGCCATATAAGGCAGGGGAGCGCCAATCTGCTGTTCAATCTGCTGACGGTACTGGAAGCCAAAATGCTCCGCAATGTGCGCCTGAAGACCTGCGGTAATTTGCTGTGCGTTGGGGCTTTGACCCACAATTGCCGCCGTCTTGGGGTCTTGCAGGAAGTTCATGTGGGA